CACATTCACATCGGCGCAGCGGGACACACACCGCAGAGCCTGCGAAACCTCGCAAACCTGATGGCAAGCCACGAAACGCTGATCGCCGAAGCAATCAAGGTTGACAGCAGCCGCATGAACCGCTACTGCAGAACGGTAAACCCGAATTTCCTGCAGCAGCTCAACAAGAAGAAGCCCACCACGATGGCACAGCTTGCGGACATCTGGTACGGCGCACAGGGATGCGACTACGGCAGAACCCACCACTACAACGACAGCCGCTACCATATGCTGAACCTCCACGCCACCTTCACAAAAGGCACGATTGAATTCCGCCTTTTCCAGTTCGACAAGCCCGCAGGCGGCAAGCAGAACGGGCTTCACGCAGGCAAGCTCAAGAGCTACATTCAGCTTTGCCTCGCGATGAGCCAGATGGCAAAAGACCTGCGCAGCGCAAGCCCGAAGGAACAGCAGAAGGAAAACAAAAAGTTCGCGATGCGGACTTGGCTGATGAGAATGGGCTTCATTGGCGACGAGTTCGCCACCGCAAGAGAAACCCTGACGCAGAACCTTACCGGCGACAACGCCTTCCGATTCGGCAGACCTTAACCGGTCTGCCGCCACGGGCAAGGGCGGCGAAACAGCCGCCCACAGCGCCCCGTGTGGGGCGGTACGGGTATCCTCCGAGTAACTGCCCCTTTCGGTAAAAAGCCCTGTACGGGGCGCACACGGTGCAAACAGCGGCAAGGCATATACTACACAAAGAACGGCACATTTTCCCCCGCGATGTTTTGTACATTTAGCGGCTTGCTATTCTTCCCGAAAAGAGTTAATATGTGACTACCGGAACGGAAAACGACCGGAAAACAAACACGGAGGAACGAGCAATGAGCAACATCGAATGGGGAACGGAAACCGACAAGAAGCTGGAGCAGATCGCAATGAAAGCGGACTACGCACTGGAGCAGCGCGGCGGGCTGGACACCCGCTGGAACGACACCGAGGACTTCCCGGAGGTGAGCGTCTGGGGCATCCGCGAGATGCTGCGCAAGGCATACGAACTGGGCAAGGCGGAAAAGTAACCGCCGCCTTTCCCACCTGCCGCCTACGGGCGGCTTAGGGTGGTAGAAGGAGACTTCCTTCGGAAAGGACGATTGACATGGAAAAGAAGTACTACCTTGCCTACGGCTCGAACCTGAACATCCGCCAGATGCGGTACCGCTGCCCGACCGCAAAGCCCATCGGCATCACAGCGATCCCCGACTACGAGTTGCTTTACAAGGGCAGCAAGACCGGCGCGTACCTGACCATCGAACCGAAGAAGAACGGCATCGTTCCGATTGCGGTATGGGAGGTCACCGCAGCCGACGAGAAGCGGTTGGACGCCTACGAGGGCTGCCCGACCTTCTACTACAAGAAGGAAGTCCGCCTGCCGGTGAAGCTGGCAAGCGGCAAGACCAAGAAGCTGACCGCCTTCGTATACATCATGCATGAGGAGCGCAGCCTCGGAATTCCGTCGCTTGCCTACATCCGCACCTGTGAGGAAGGCTACCGGAACTTCGGCTTCGATACCAAGTTTCTCGATGCCGCCTACGAAATCAGCGCAAAGGAGGTACAGCGATGAAAGACCGCAACAACGAGCCGCACATTTGCCCGAAATGCGGGCAGGCGTACACCGCCCGACCAGCACTTTCCCGAGTGGATAACAGCCCGATCTGCCCCGACTGCGGAACGCGTGAGGCGCTTAAAAGCATCGGCGTAGGACGCGAGGAACAGGACAAGATTCTCGGCATCATCCACGAGAAGTACGAAGGCGAAGAATAAGGCACACAGAGCCGCCACGTTGCAACGTGTGGCGCGGGATGGGTATCCTTGAAACGGTATCCCTTTCGGTAACCCGCCCCACACAGGGCGCGTGTGCGGCTTTTGTGCGATGTACAATTCAGCGGCATTTCCGCCGCGATGTTTGTCACATTTATTTTGCCGATAATGCTTGATATATCCTCGGTTCAGAGTTAATATGTCACTACCGCAAGAGAAGCGGAATAAACACAAAGGAGCATTCACATGAACATTTTAGTTGTTGAACCGGGCAAGCGCCCCTACGCAAAGGAGATCAGCGGAGAGCTTGAAAGCCTGCAACAGACGGTCGGCGGGTACATTCAGGCGATTTACCCCTTCGATGATCCGGTTGCACTGGTGTGCGAGGAGGAAGCCCTCTACCACCCGGAGCAGAAGTGGAACCGCCCGATCAAGGGTTACGGCGTCATCAAGGGCACATTTTTCCTTTGCGGCTTGGGCGAGGATGACTTCACCGACCTACCGCAGGAGCTGACCGAAAAGTACACGGAGTTCTTCCGGCAGGCATACGATTTCGTACTGGTCGGCAACATCCTGATGCCGATTCCCCTCGGCGAATAACAGAAAAGCGGCGGGTGTAATATACACAACACCCGCCGCACATTTTCCCCGTATCTTCTGTAGTTTTAGCGGCTTGCTATTATGTGCTTTTAGAGTTAATATGGGTACAACGGAAGGGCGGAAAGCCCACCGGAATAAAAACACGGAGGACATAAACATGACCAAGAAGCAGAGAATCGAGGAGAAGATCAAGATGCTGGAGAACGGTATCTCCGCCACCGAGCAGATGACCGAGGAGGACTGCGCAGAGATCTACGGCATCCCGAAGGAGACCTGCCTGACCAACCTCCAGACAGCCCTTGGCAAGGCAAAGGCGGAGCTGCGAATGGCGCACCTCGACAGCCTGACCGGGGTGGACAAGGTCATCACCGGCATCGCCTTCTCCCACATCATCAGCGTGGAACAGCGGGGCGACCTCGAAACCCGCATGATGGACGACGATGACTTCTTCGAGGTCGCCGTCTGGGAGATCAAGGCAGCGCTCACGGCGGCTTACGAGGCGGGGCGCAAGAGCAAGTAAATCAACGGGCAGCCCTTCTGCGGAGGGGCTGCCGCACCTCATACAGGCGGCATATAATACACAACACCTGCCGAACATTTTCCCCGTATCTTCTGTACATTTAGCGGCTTGCTATTATTCGCATTCAGAGTTAATATGTACACAACGGAAGGGCAAAGCCCACCGAAACAACGAAAAGCGGAGGAAAAAACAATGATCAGCTACGGATTGGCAAAGGCAAGAGCAATGGCAGGCAGAGACGACTGGAACGCACGCGAGGCGATCAGAAGCGCCACGATCCTTTGGTACGACACCGAGGAGGAAGGCTACGAACTGGAGGTCGAGAACGAGGACGACCTCAACGCAGAGGACTTCAAGGCTTGGGTTGAGGAGAACGCCGACAGCCTTGCGCAGGAGGACGCCGCCGCAAACGGCACGACCTTTGAGGGCATTGAGGACATCGACTACGAAACCGAATGGATCGACGACGATGCCCTTTTCGAGGCAGAGTACGCAGACGCCTGCGAAAGCGAATGGGAATGGATGACCGGCAGATGAGCCGGTCGCCCCACCGGGGCGGCACAGCGCCGCCCTGAGCGCGGGCAGCAGGTTCCGCGCAAACTGATGCCATGCCAGAACAAGCCCAACACAACGCGTTATTGCGGCTCCTGTGGGCGGGCGTAAAGTACACAAACAAGCGGAAAATACCGCAGCGATCATTGTTATTACTCACACTTGATATATCCGCCGCTTAGAGTTAATATGTGTACAACGGAACGGGAAACCGAGCCGAAAACTACGAAAAACGGAGGAAACACTATGTGGCATGAAGGTACGATTGGAGTTCCGAAGGGCAACGGAAAGTACACGGTGGTTCACTACTGGGTGAAAGCCTACGATGAGGGCAGCCAGTACGGAATCGAGGGCGGCAGGATCAGCAAGGCAACGCTGAAGGTCGAAGGCAAGGTCATTTACAACTACGACCGGGGGCTGGATGTTCCGCCGCAGAACGAGGCAGCGGAAATGGCGCTGGCGATCCTGATGCATGAGTACAACTAAAAGCAGCAAACATACATAGAAAGGGCTTGCAAATGCAGGCTCTTTTCTTTATGCACATTTTTACAGGAAGGAGTGATGCGGATGGCTCAGAGAGGCAGAAAACCAAAGCCTACAGCAATTAAGGAACTGGAAGGAAATCCCGGCAAGCGACCGCTGAACGCAGATGAACCGAAGCCGGAACGCAAAGCGCCGCCCTGTCCGAAGTGGCTGGAGCCCGAAGCGAAAAAGGAATGGCGTAGGCTGTCGAAACAACTTGAAGCGATCGGTGTGCTGACCGAGGTCGATCAGGCGGCATTCGCATCCTATTGTCAGGCATACGCCCGCTGGAAGGAAGCCGAGGAATTCATGACGCAGCACGGCACGATCGTAAAAACAAAATCCGGCTACTGGCAGCAGGTCCCGCAGGTCAGCATTGCGCAGACCTATCTGAAGATCATGAACAAGATCGCAGAACAGTTCGGACTGACTCCGGCAGCAAGAAGCCGTATCACTGCCGGTGCAGATATGAAGGACGCCGCCGTTGACGATATGGATGCACTTCTGGGAGGCGGCTGATGGCAAGAACAGCAAAAGCAAGAGAAAGACCTGCGAATTATCCGAAACTCACCGATTATCAGCCCACCCGCTTCATGCTGCCGGATTCCCATTACGATGCGGCAAAAGCGGACAGGGCTGTTCGCTTTATAGAAAACCTCTGTCACACCAAAGGCCGTTGGGCGGGAAAACCGTTCTGGCTGTTGCCGTGGCAGGAGCAGATCATCCGGGATATTTTCGGTGTGGTCAAGGAAGATGACACCCGGCAGTTCCGCACGGCATATGTTGAGATCCCGAAGAAAAATGGAAAGTCTGAGCTTGCGGCGGCAATTGCGCTGTATCTGCTTTACGCCGATAACGAACCGTCCGCCGAAGTCTACGGCGCAGCGGCTGACCGACAGCAGGCTTCTATCGTTTTTGACGTTGCAAAGCGTATGGTGGAAATGACACCGGCGCTCCTGAAACGCTCCAAGATCATGGCGGCGACAAAGCGGTTGGTGAACTACAGCAATGTGGGATTCTATCAGGTGCTTTCGGCGGAAGTCGGAACAAAGCACGGTCTGAATGTATCCGGTCTGGTGCTTGACGAGCTGCATGCGCAGCCGAACCGAAGTCTTGTGGATGTTCTCACAAAGGGCTCCGGTGATGCGAGAACGCAGCCGCTGTACTTCCTTATTACCACCGCCGGAACCGACCGAAACAGCATCTGCTACGAATACCACACCAAAGCAAAAGATATTCTGGACGGCAGACGCATCGACCCTTCCTTCTATCCCGTGATCTACGGACTGAATGATGACGATGACTGGAACGACGAGGAATCATGGTACAAGGCTAATCCGTCTCTCGGGCATACGATCACCATTGACCGTGTCCGTGATGCGCACCGTGAGGCGCTGACAAATCCTGCGGAAGAAAATGTATTCCGTCAGCTGAGACTCGACCAGTGGGTCGGCAGTGCGGTCGCATGGATCCCGGAGCATATCTACGACAGAGGAAATCTGCCGATTGACCTTGAAAAGCTACGAGGCAGAGAGTGCTATGCGGGACTGGACCTTTCCAGCACATCGGATATCACGGCATTTGTTCTGGTGTTCCCGCCGTTGACAGAGGGCGATAAATACATCGTTGTCCCCCACTTCTGGCTTCCGAGAGAAACGCTCGATCTCCGTGTGCGGCGAGACCATGTTCCCTACGATGTCTGGGAGCGCATGGGGCTGTTTCATGTGACAGAGGGCAATGTGGTCGATTATAACTTTGTGCGGAAAACAATCAATGAGCTGCACACGATATATAACATTAAGGAGATCGCAGCCGACCGATGGAACGCTACACAGCTGATCACCGACCTTGAGGGCGACGGATTTACCGTTGTTCCGATGGGCATGGGCTTCAAGGATATGTCACCGCCGATGAAGGAGCTGTACAAGCTCATACTCGAAGGTATGTTCGTTCACGGCGGCAATCCCGTTCTCAGATGGATGGCAGGAAATGTGGTCGCTGAAATTGATGCGGCGGAGAATATCAAACCGAGCAAAAAGAAAAGTACTGATAAAATTGACGGCATTGTCGCATGGATCATGGCACTCGACAGAGTGATCCGCCATGAAATGCAGGGCAGTGTCTATGACGAACCCGATCATGACCTGATCGTTTTGTAGGAGGGATGCAGATGGGCTTACTCAACTGGCTCGGCTTCAATAAGCCGAGAGACGCACCGTCACTGCCGGATATCCGGGACAATGTCCGTGATTCCGGTAATCTGTTTGTATTCGGCATGACGCACAGCGGAGAGCGTGTTGACGAACGAACCGCGATGCAGATCGTTACCGTATACGCCTGCGTGAGACTGCTGTCAAATACCATTGCAGGGCTTCCGCTGCATCTGTACAGATATACAGGTGCCGGCGAGGATAAGGAACGCGCTACCGATCATCCGCTGTATAAGATACTCTACCGGCAACCGAATCCCGAAATGAGTTCATTTTCATTCTGGGAGGCGCTGATGTGTCATTTGCTGCTCTGGGGCAACGCATACGCACAGATCGTCCGTGACGGCAAGAACGGCATAGTCGGTCTGTATCCCCTTCTCCCCGAGAATGTGGAGATTGACCGCGACCCGAAAAGCGGCGACCTGATCTACACCTACCACGCATACACCGATGAAAAGCCCGGTGAGCATGACAAGGATATCATCTTTCAGCGAGACGAGATTCTGCACATCCCCGGTCTGGGTTTCAACGGACTGGTGGGTTTTTCCCCCATTGCCATGATGAAAAATGCGCTGGGCGCAGCAATGGCGGTGGAGCGTTACGGCAGTGCCTTCTTCAAAAACGGAGCGCAGCCTGCCGGTGTTCTCGAACATCCGGGCGTGCTGAAAAATCCGGAAAAGATCCGTGAAAACTGGACGAGAGTGTACGGCGGTTCCCGCAATGCACACCGCATCGCAGTCCTCGAGGAAGGAATGCAGTATAAGCCGATCTCGCTGCCGCCGGAGGATTCACAGTTCCTATCCACCCGTGAATTCGATGTAGAGGAAATATGCCGAATGTTTCAGGTTCCGCCCCATCTAGTGCAAGATCTAAAACGCAGCACCTTCAACAACATCGAGCATCAGGGCATTGCGTTCGTTCAGTATTCCCTCATGCCGTGGATCATCCGCATTGAAAAAGGCATCATCAAAGACCTTCTGCTGGAAGAGGAACAAGATGTATATTTCCCGAAATTCAATGTGGACGGTCTGATGCGCGGAGATTATCAGAGCAGAATGAACGCCTATGCGATCGGTGTCGGCAACGGCTTTATGAGCCCGAATGATGTGCGCAGGCTTGAAAACATGGACCTCATTCCGCACGATCTCGGCGGTGATGATTATTACCTCAACGGCAGCTACAATAAGCTGCAGGATGCAGGTGCAGCCTACGACCTGGACGAGCCGGAGCAGACAGATACAGAGGAACAGGAAGAACCGGATGAAGAATCGACCGATGACAGATTCCTGCGAAAAAGGCGCAGGAAGAAAGCACGAAACGGAGGGATGTAAATGCCGAAATTCTGGGACTATATTCACGATGACAGCGGCGGAAGAGTGCTCCGCCTTGAGGGACCGATCGACTCGGATTCCTTCTGGGGTGACGAGATCACGCCGCAGGATTTCAGAGATGAGCTCTATGCCGAGGACGGCGACCTCACACTCTGGATCAATTCGCCGGGCGGCAATGTCTTCGCCGCTGCGGAGATCTACACGATGATTCGTGACTATCCGCACAATGTCACTGTCAGAATCGCAAGCATCGCGGCATCAGCTGCGAGTGTGATCGCAATGGCGGGCAATACCGTGCAGATGTCTCCCACCGCACTCCTCATGATCCATGACCCGTCCACTATTGCTTTCGGCAATGCAAAGGATATGGAAAAAGCCATTGCAACGCTGAATGAGGTCAAGGAGAGCATCATCAACGCATATGCCGCAAAGACAGGTCTTTCCCGAAACCGCATCAGCAAGCTCATGTCCGATGAGACATGGATCAATGCGAAAAAGGCAGTTGAGCTGGGCTTTGCAGATGAGATCCTCTTTGACGAAAAGCCCGAACCGGACAAGAAGGAGGAGCCTGACGATCCGGACGAGCCTGAGAAGCCCGATCAGGAAGGCGGTGACGATGAGGGCGATGAAAAGAAAGAGACCGAAAAGAAGCCGTTCAAGCTGGACACCGGCGATGCCCTTTGGGAGTACAGTACCCGTGTCATGGGGCAGACCATTCTGGGAAAGATCACCGCTTCCGCAGCACCCGAAGGCACAGAGCCGCCCGATGACGGCAAGGCAGATGATGCACAGAAACCTTCCGAGGAAGGGCTGACCGCACCGACAGTTACAGTGCCGGATATGCCTGTGATTGGTATGGACGGTAAAACCGCAGACGGCTCTATGCCGTATGAAATTCTGAAACAGCAGCTTGCTTTTCTGAGATAAGCAGGCTGTATTTTTATGCTACACCGGATTTTATCCGGAGAAATGGAGAAAAGATATGAGCAAGATCATGGAACTTCGCAGTAAGCGTAATACCCTGTGGGAGCAGACAAAGAACTTCCTCGAAAAGCACCGTGGTGAGAACGGTCTCGTGGAGGCTTCCGCAGTGGAGCAGTACAACAAAATGGCCGGTGAGGTGCAGGCTCTCGGCGCAGAGATCGAGCGTCTCGAGCAGCAGGCAGCCCTCGATGCGGCGCTTTCCGCGCCGACCAGCAAGCCCGTCACCAATGCTCCCGGCACAAAGAATACACCGCCCACCAACCCGACCGCAACCGACGAGTACAAGTCCGCCTTCTGGGATATGATCCGCAACAAGGGCGATCAGCTTGCAGTCCGCAACGCGCTCTCTGTCGGTGAGGACACCGAGGGCGGCTACACTGTGCCTGACGAATTCGAGCGCAGACTGATTCAGGCACTTGAGGAGAACAACATCTTCCGCCAGATGGCAACGGTCATCAAGACCAATTCCGGCACCCGCAAGATCCCTATTGCGAACGATACAATGGAGGCGCAGTGGATCGATGAGGGTGAGGAGATCCCGGAGACCGATACCCGTTTCGGTCAGACGACCCTCTCCGCATACAAGCTCGGCACGATGATCAAGATCAGCAACGAGCTTCTGCACGATTCCGCTTTTGACCTCGCATCGTATATCGCTGCTCGTTTTGGTGTTGCAATGGGCAATGCCGAGGAGCGTGCCTTCTTCACCGGTGACGGCGACAAAAAGCCTCTCGGTATTCTCGATGAGACCGGCGGTGCAGAGCTTGGTGTTACTGCGGCATCCCAGACTGCGATCACCTTCGATGAGATCTTTGATCTCTACTACAGCCTGAAGTCTCCCTACCGCAGAAACGCACAGTTCGTCTGCAACGAGACTATCCTCCTTCAGCTCATGAAGCTCAAGGACAAGAACGACAACTACCTCTGGAAGCCGTCACTCGACATCGCAAAGCCGGATACACTGCTCGGCAGACCGATCCGCACCTCTTCCTTCATGCCGGGTATCGCAAAGGGCGAGCGTGTTCTCCTCTTTGGTGATATGAAGAACTACTGGGTGGCTGACCGTCAGAACCGCACCTTCCGCCGTCTGAACGAGCTGTATGCCCGCACCGATCAGGTCGGCTTCCTTACCACACAGCGTGTGGACGGTCGTCTCATCCTTCCTGAGTCCGTTAAGGTTCTCAAGATGGCAGGTACCAAGGCAGCGACCGGCGGCACTACTGGCGGTAATACCGGCGGCAACGGCTGATAAGAACGGAGGGCAGATAAGTGAATCTGATCTCACTGCCTGAAACAAAAAACTACCTCCGTGTTGACCACTGTGAGGATGACAAGCTCATCCTCACTCTGATCGATACGGCGCAGCGGCTCGTGATGGATGTTGGCAGAATGAATGAAAAGCAACTCGCGGAAAATGAGGAAACCTCCCGGCAGGCTATGCTGTATACTGTTTCTTACCTCTATGAAAACCGCAATACTGCTGATTATCATGCGCTGACGCTGACACTCAGGGCACTGTTGTTTGCACAGAGGGAGGGCATCGTCTGATGGAAATCGGGAAACTGAATCAGCGGATTGCCGTTCTCGAAAATCATGTCAAAAAAGATGCGATCGGAAATCACAAAGCCCGGTGGGAGGAGGTGTTCTCCCTCTGGGCTTCTGTGACTGTATCAAATACTGTCGGCGGTGCAGCTGAGGAAACAAATACCGGAGTGACCAGAGAGATACAAAAGCTGGAGGTCATTATCCGTCAGACTCCGCAGACAAAAAAGATGACTTCTACCGTATACCGCATCCGCTTTGAAGATATTGACTATGACATCAAGGGCATTGTGCCGAATTATCAGACGCAGGACTATATGAAGCTGATCTGCGAATCACGAAGGGCGGGGTCAAAGGATGACATCTATTGACGATATGGCTGCGGAGATCATGGAGGGACTGGAGGAATATGCTGATCTTGCAGATGCCGCTATGAAAAAAGCTGTAAGAAAGACAGCGATCGCCGTCAAAAATGAGATCTCTGCAAACGCTCCTGTGAAGTCAGGCCGCTACAAGCGAAGCTGGACAGCTAAGAAAACCAAGGAAAACAGCCACACACTGGAAATGACCGTCCACAGCAAAGACCGCTATCAGATCGCGCATCTGCTCGAACACGGTCATGCGAAACGAGGCGGCGGTCGTGTGGCAGATATCCCGCATATTGCGCCTGCTGAGGCAAACGGCGCAGATATGCTCGAAACGCTCATCAAAAAGGAGTTATCGTGACCTACGAGGAAATTTCCGAGATGATGCAGGAGATCGGGCTGCCCTTTGCGTATCATCATTTCGCAGAGGGTGAAAGCCCGGATCCTCCGTTCACACTGTTTCTGTCTCCCGGTGAAAATACATTCGGTGCGGATAACCTGATGTATGTCAGCTTCAAGCGGCTGCACATCGAGCTTTATACCGATGAAAAATCTCCGGATACGGAGGAGCGTGTGGAGGAAGTGCTGCATCAGCACAACATTTATTATACAAAATCCGAAACATGGATCGAGAGCGAACGGCTCTATGAGGTCCTGTACACATTGGAGGTATGAATATGGCTCTGAAGAAAAACAAGGTCAAGTTCGGTCTGAACAAGGTTCACTGGGCAAAGATCACAGCATGGAGTGATGACGGTGTGCCGACATTTGCAACGCCTGTGCGCCTGCCCGGTGCAGTTTCCCTGAGCATTGACGCCAACGGCGAGAACGACAATTTCTACGCCGACAACACCGTTTACTACGTTATCAACAACAACGCAGGCTATGAGGGTGACCTCGAAATTGCGCTCATCACCACCGATTTCGCAACCGATATTCTCGGCGAACAGCTTGACAGCAAGGGCGTTCTGGTGGAGCGCAACGATGCGGAGACATCGCAGTTCGCACTGCTCTTTGAGTTTGACGGAGACAAAAATCACATCCGTCATGTGCTGTACTGCTGCTCTGCATCCCGTCCCGCGACAGAGGGTCAGACCACTGAGGAAAGCAAAGAGGTCAAGACAGAGACGCTGTCGCTAAAGGCAACGGCGCTCCCGTCCGGTCTGGTGAAGTCCAAGACCTGTGAAAGCACAGATGAGACCACCTATAACAACTGGTACAGCGCCGTCTATATCCCGACTGCAGCAACCACCAACAACAGCACCGGTACACGTTCCACAAGTACCACAAAGGGCGGCAGCACAGCCGCAGCAACTACAACTGACTAATAACGGAGGAGAAAGCAATGGCTATCAAGAAAATCATTACTGTTGACGGTATCGAGGTTCCTTTCAAGGCGAGCGCAACACTGCCTCGCCTTTACCGTGCAAAGTTCCGCAAGGACATCTTCAAGGATTTCTCTGCGCTGAAGGATTCTGTTGACGAGAGCGATGAGGAGAATTCCGGTCTCGGCATCGAGAGCCTTGAGGTTTTTGAGAACATCGCCTGGACGATGGCAAAGCACGCCGATCCGGAGGGTGTTCCGGACAGCCCTGACGAGTGGCTGGAGCAGTTCAACACCTTCTCCATCTACGAAGTGCTGCCGCAGCTTTTTGAACTCTGGGGCGTGAATCTTGAGACGCAGGCGGAGTCAAAAAAAAATCTCGCCCAGTTGACCGCGAGATGACAACGCCGTTGTTCCTTCTCCGATGTGTGCAGATCGGGCTGAGTTTATCTGACCTTGATCTGCTCACCATCGGAATGGTCAACGAAATGTTCATTGAAAAGGATAATGATGATATTTCATATGAATACAAGGCAACGCAGGATGACTTCGACTCCTTCTGATACCCGTATCCGTGTATTGCGGAGCATATTACAGACTCTTTGTGGACTGCTTATATACTCTTTCGGCGTGTATCTGACCATTGCAGCGAATATAGGGCTGGCACCGTGGGACTGCCTCGGCATGGGTATTGCAAAGCACACTCCGCTGAATTACGGCAGTTCTATGGTGCTGATCTCTGTGACTGCTGTTCTGATACAGCTTGTTCTCAGAGAAAACATCGGATTTGCGACATTACTGGATGCTGTTATAACCGGAAACCTGACACAACTATTGAACGATTATTCCCCATATCCTGAGAATCACAGCATTGGGCTCGGTATCGCGCTGATGCTGCTCGGATTTCTGTTTATCTCAATCGGAATGTATCTGTATATGTCCGCAGAACAAGGCTGCGGTCCGAAGGACGGACTGCTGATTGCTATCGGGAAACGAATGCCGAAGATACCGATCGGGGTAGTTGAGATACTGCTGTGGGCAGTTATTACATTTGCTGGGTGGTTACTCGGCGGCTCAGTTGGTATTGGTACACTCATTTCTGTATTTTTCGGCGGTGCTGTGATGCACCTGTTCTTCGATGTGATCGGATTTGAGCCGCGAAAAATGAAGCATAAATGCCTGACAGAATCGCTGGCGCAGCTATTCAAAAAGGTCTGATACCTTTACTTTTTCAGTTTGATGTGCTATAATATTCATGTAATATTGAAAGAAGGCGCATCTATTGAAACAAGTGATCAAAAACTACGCATTGTTCCTCATTGGGCTTTTCATTGCATCAATGGGCGTAGCTCTATCGGCAAAAGCCGGTCTGGGAACATCCCCGGTTGCATCTGTTCCGTATTCAGTTTCCCTTGTCAATCACACATTGACATTCGGATGGTGGCTGAATATGTGGAGTGTGCTGCAGATCGCTGTGCAGATTGCACTGCTGCGTAAGAAATGCAAGCCGGTAGAGATCATCATTCAAACGGTACTCGCATTTGTGTACGGCTATCTGACAGACTTCTCCTGTAAGCTCATCAGCGGACTGCAAGCAAATACCTACATCATGCAGTTCGCACTAATGATCCTGAGCTGTTTTGTTCTGGGATTCGGCATCTGGATACAGTTCAAAGGCGGTGTTGCAATGCTGCCCGGTGAAGCAATGAACCGTGCGATCAGTGAAGTAACAGGCAAGAAATATGAGAACATCAAGATATTTTTTGATGTTCTGTATATCATCGTTGCCGCTGCCATCTGCTTCATCTTCATTGGAAAACTGGAAGGCGTGCGGGAAGGCAGTATCATTGCGGCGGTATTGATCGGCAATATCATAAAGCTGTATAATTCCTTGTACAAGTAAGACCACACACAAAAAGCTTCAAACAGCTTGATAACTGTATTGATCGGAGAAGATATGAATCGCTTCATTATACTGACGTTCTTATTTGCAGTCGGAGGTACAGTAGGCTGGGGAATCGAAGTAATATATCGGCGCTTTGTTTCACAGAAACATTGGGTTAACCCCGGATTTCTTACAGGTCCGTGCCTGCCGCTGTATGGATTCAGCCTATGCATTTTGTACTCAATGGCTCGTCTGGAGTCATATTTATCTGCAAATGGGGTCTGGAAACAAAAACTGCTTCTGTTTATACTAATGGCTATTGCCATCACTGTACTTGAATATGTTGTTGGTCGAGTCATGATCTCTGTTGAACACATCAGACTATGGGACTATACGAAATGCTGGGGAAACATTCAGGGTATTATTTGCCCGCAGTATTCATTTTACTGGATGATACTCAGTGCATTATACTATTTCCTTGTGCATCCGCATATATTAGATGCTTTGGAATGGCTCTCACAAAATCTTGCGTTTTCATTTGGCATCGGCTTTTATTACGGCATACTTGTACTGGATCTCGTAAATTCAGCTCAGATGATAAACAGAATACGAAAGTTTGCTGCGGATAATCAGATCACCATTCGTCTTGAACATCTGCGTGAGGAGATCAACTACAACCTGCAGCAAAGAAAGCCTCGATTTTTGTTTTCCATGAGAACAGAAATGCCTTTCACAGAAGCATTAAAGAAATACGGAGAATCAATCCGAGAGAAGCTTCACCGAGAATGATATAGATTTTTGAGTTGAGCACTTGCTGAAAAGCAGGTGCTTTTTTATACCCTGACGAGGAGGTGAACCGCATGGCAAACAGAATCAAGGGTATTACCGTTGAGATCGGCGGAGATACGACCAAGCTGGTCGTAGGTCGCTGGACAGGCAGACTTTGATGCGTTCTGATTGACTTTTTCTCCCTGCTGTGCTATAATTCAGTTGTGGATGAAGTTCAGGGGGGGTAAAAATGAGCTTTGATTTTGATATCAGTATACGCATCAAGGACAAGCGAACCGGTGATATCATCTCCGGATCGAAAGTGATTCCTGCGCCTGCAAGTGATTATGACGGCTATGAAGAAATCTGCTGGTGGAACAGCAGTATGTTCCTTGATATTCCGGTAGCTCTTTTCAAAATATGCAGTAAGTATACCGGAAAGGAATATCCGATTACAGAGGGTGCAGAAGGAAATGCTATTGTCTTTGCGCCCAAAGCTGCTCTGCGTGAAATATGTTCTTATATATTTAGCAGATGCTGTGTGTTGGAATCAGAACTCACTAAGGAAAGAGACTGGTCGTGGTGGGAAGGCTACGAGGAGACAAACCGAGCCAAAGCAAAAGAACTGAAAGATTTCTTGTGGTCTCTTGAAAAGATCGAAAATGAAAATCTCGATACGGGGATTGCAGAGAAGTTTATCACTGATCTTCAGAAAAGAGAAGAATTCAAAAGCAATCCGCAGGGATATGAATTTGAGTTTATGCTCGATTATCATTACTGCCGTCCAAGGTAATATTAGGATTGCATAAATTATGAATATACACTAAGCACTTGCTGAAAAGCAGGTGCTTTTTTTATACCCATGCGAAAGGCAGGTGATCCGCATGGCAAACAGAATCAAGGGTATTACCGTTGAGATCGGCGGCGATACCACGAAACTCAGCAAAGCCCTTGAAGGTGTCAATAAAAACATCAAAAACACGCAGACACAGCTCAAGGATGTGGAAAAGCTACTGAAGCTCGACCCGACCAATACGGAACTGCTGTCGCAGAAACAGCGATTGCTTGCCGATGCCGTATCATCGACCAGTGATAAGCTCGAAACGCTGAAGAAAGCCAGCAAACAGGCCGCCAAAACCAAAGACAATTACGACGCGTGGAAGGCAAAATACGATCCGATCAAGCAGAAGATCGGAGAGACTGAAACAAAACTCCGGGAACTGAAGGAGCAGAGCCGCATCGCCGATGAACAGCTCTCCCGCGGTGAAATTTCGCAGGAGAAATATGATGCCCTGCAAAGTGAGATCAAGCAGACCACCGATGAGCTGAACGGCTTGAAACAGCAGGCAAAGGATGTCTCTGATGAATTCGGTCATCCGATACCTCCGGAGCAGTACGACGCACTTCAGCGTGAAATTGTTGATACGGAACAGGAACTGCGTAACCTGCAGCAGGAAGCCGCAAATTCTCAGACGGCACTTGTAAAGATTGGTGAAGCGGGAGCATCTATCGAAAAGGTCGGCGACAAAATCGCAACCGTCGGTACGAATCTGACAAAATATGTCACTGTGCCGCTTCTCGGACTCGGTACTGCTGCGGTCAAAACCACAGCAGACTTCGATGCATCCATGAGCAAGGTCTCCGCTGTATCCGGTGCGACCGGTGAGGATTTAGAGGCGCTGCGTGCAAAAGCCCGTGAGATGGGCAGCCAGACAAAATTCTCCGCATCGGAAGCTGCTGACGCCATGAACTATATGGCTATGGCAGGCTGGAAAACCGAGGATATGCTGAACGGTGTCGAGGGTATTATGAACCTCGCTGCAGCTTCCGGTGAAGACCTTGCAACGACATCGGATATTGTCACGGACGCTCTGACGGCACTTGGTATGAGTGCGGATGATTCAGCACACTTTGCAGATATCCTCGCGGCGGCATCCTCAAATGCCAATACCAATGTTTCTCTCATGGGCGAATCTTTCAAGTATGTTGCGCCGATTGCAGGCTCTATGGGTGCGAGTGCGGAAGACCTGTCTATCGCACTCGGCCTGATGGCAAACAGCGGTATCAAGGGTTCGCAGGCTGGTAACAGTCTGAAAAACGCTCTTGTAAACCTCACAAAGCCTACTAAACAGCAGGCTGCCGCAATGCAGCAGCTCGGTTTTATCAGCACTGAAACCATTCAGAAAATCGACTTTGAGAAGGTCGAGAAGGCAGAGCACGCTGTTGAGGATGCGACGATCTCTCTGGATAATGCACAAATCAAGCTAAACGATGCGATCAGCAAGTACGGCGAGGGCAGCACTCAGGCACAGCTTGCAAGCAATAACTACGAAAAAGCACAACTGAAACTTGCCCGTGCACAAGAGGAGCTTGCCAAAGAGCAGGAAGGTGTCTCAAAGGAGATCGCCGGGGCAAATACACTCATGACCGATGCAGACGGCAATATGCGGTCGCTCGGGGATATCATGGGTATGCTCCGTGAGAAAATGGGCAAGGTCAATGTGGAACTGACAGACGCAGAGGGCAATGCCCGTGATTTCGATGATATCGTTGCGGAACTGTCAACAACAACAGAGGGTCTTGCTCAGGCAGAGCAGATGCAGGCGGCTGCCGCTATCTTCGGTAAGCAGAATATGGCGGGTATGCTTGCAATTATCAATGCCAGCGAGGAGGACTACAACAAACTCTCTACTGCCATTTACGGCTGTGAAGGATCTGCAAAAGGCATGGCAGACACCATGCAGGACAACCTTGCCGGACAGATGACCATCCTGAAATCTCAGTTGCAGGAGCTTGCAATCAGCTTCGGTGAGATTCTGATGCCTGCGATCAGGTCTATTGTCAGCAAGATTCAGGCTCTAATTGATAAATTCAATGCAATGTCTCCGGCAACGAAGGAGACTATCGTGAAAATTGCACTTGTGGCGGCGGCACTGGGACCGCTGCTTCTTGTTATCGGCAAAACAATGGTCGGTATCGGCAAGCTGATGCAGCTTGTAGCGAACCTGCCTTCTATGATCGCAGGAGCGAAAGCAGCATTTTCATCCTTCGGCGCAGCTATCGGCGGTATCTCCGCGCCCGTGGTCGCTGTCATTGCAGTTGTCGCTGCACTGGTGGCGGCTTTTGTGCATTTATGGCGTACCAACGAGGACTTCCGCAATAAGATCACGGCGATCTGGAATCAGATCAAGAGCATTTTCGATAACTTCTGTCAGGGCATCGTTGACCGTGTCAATGCCCTCGGCTTTGATTTCAAAAATATCACCGAGGTCATCAAAGCTGTATGGGACGGACTCTGCAAGTTCCTGAAGCCGATCTTTGAGGGACAGTTCCAGCAGATCGCTAATATCTTCAAAGCCGTGACAGACATTATCCTGAGTATTCTGGATATTTTCGTCGGCATCTTTACCGGCGACTGGAGCAGAGTGTGGGACGGTATCAAGGGTATATTTTCTGCGGTATGGAATTTCATCAAGGATACGCTGAAAAATGCGCTGAATATGATCTGCGGTATTTTCGGCACCGATCTTGGTGAAGTAAAGGACTTCTGGGTAGGCGTCTGGACGAGCATCAAGAACTTTTTTGTAAACATCTGGAATGGTATAAAGAACTTCGTAAGCACCGTCCTCAACGCGATCAAGAACTTTTTCACAACCATCTGGACGGGTATCAAGAACTTTTTTGTCGGTATCTGGACGGCAATCTATAACAGCGTATCTGAGAAAATCAACCTCATCAAAACTGTTATCACGGTCGTATGGAACGCCATTCATACAGCGATCAGCACGGTGCTGAATGCGATCTGGTCTGTTATCACAACTGTATGGCAGACAATTTACGACTTCATTTCGCCGCTGCTGGAGGCATTCAGGTATCTGTTTGAGACGTTTTTTGAAGCGATCCATGTAATTATCAGCCGCGTGATGGACTGGATACACGAAAAGATCACTACAACATGGGAAAACGTTAAGGCGGTCGTAACTATCGTTCTAGAGGGCATCAAGACATTTTTTGAAACGATCTGGAATGCGATCTCTACCACTGTCAGCACGGTAATGGATACCATTTCCAATGTGATCTCTACCGTATGGAATGCAATCTCCGGCTTCATCTCGGGTATTCTGAACGCCATCTGGTCGGTGATCTCCTCTATCTGGGAGAGCATCAAAAATCATATTACCAACACGCTGAATGCGATCCATGCGGTCGTATCTGCGGTGTGGAACGCAATCAGCGGATTTGTCAGCAGCGTCCTGAACGCTATTTCCTCTACGGTATCCAACATCTGGAACGGCATCAAAAATACAGTCAGCACTGTCATGAACGCAATAAAAAACACTGTCTCCAATATCTGGGACAGTGTAAAATCTGCGGTCACAGAAAAGATCACTGCGATCAAGGACACTATCGTCAACGGCTTCAACGCTGCGGTGAATTTTATCAAAAACCTCGGCTCTCAGGCATTTCAGTGGGGCGCGGATATCATCAACAACATTGTCAGCGGTATCAAAAACTGTATCGGCAAGGTTGCAGACGCTGTAAAGGGCGTGGCAGATAAGATCAAGTCTTTCCTGCACTTCTCGGTACCGGATGAAGGACCTCTGGCTGATTTTGAGAGCTGGATGCCTGACTTCATGCAGGGACTTGCGGACGGTATCAGTGAGAACGCAGGTGTTGTCGGAGATGCAGTCAATGGATTTGCAGGAAATCTTGCAGAAACGATCAGCACTGTTATCAGGAACGCTCTGTCCAATGTTGTCACAGCGGTACAGGGCTTCATGGAACAGGTCTTTGATACTGTAAAAATCGTCTGGGCAAATGCAAATACTGCAATTGATGCGACCATGTCACAGATCAAAAACGGTATCACAGGCGGATGGAAGGCAATTGTTTCCGTGGTTGAAAATGCGCTTGACAACATCAAAAATGTCATCGCAACGACATGGAAAGCGGCTGCGTCTGTTATTGATGCTGCATTGAACGGTATCAAAAAGATCGTAACTGCGGTATGGACAGCGATGAAAACGCTCATCAATACCGGACAGCTTGACATCAAAAATGTGATCTCAACAACATGGAATGCTGCGAAGGATGTAGTGAATACTGCGCTGAATGCGATCAGAACCGTGGTGCAGTCTGTATGGAATGCGATGCCGGATATCGTGAGAAATCCGATGAATCAGGTGAAGGACGCTGTGCTGTCTATCTGGGATAATATCCGAAACGGTATCGGCGACAGGCTCGGCGGCGTTCGTGATGCGGTCACAAATGCAATGAGGGCTGTCTATGATGCTGTCATGGACAAAGTCAACAGCTCGTGGTTGTGGGGACGAGACCTCATGCAGAACCTGATCAACGGTCTGAACTATATGCTCGGCAATCTCATCAATACAGTTGCGGATGTAGCGCGAGCAATCAGCGATTATCTGCATTTCTCCGTTCCTGATAAGGGACCTCTGACAGAATTTGAATCCTGGATGCCGGACTTCATGAAGGGACTGGCTGACGGTATCAACAAGAGCAAGAAGTATGTTGAGAAGGCAATTTCAGGCGTAGCGGATGCCATGACCATTGCGATGAATTCCGATTTCAATGTGGATATGTCCGGTGTGACCGGCGCAATGGTAGGCGCAGGTGGCACGACTGTTGTAAACAACTACAATAATGACAACAGCCGTACAGTGAATCAGACCAATAATAGTCCGAAGTCGCTGTCACGGCTGGAGATCTATCGTCAGACGCGGAATGCGCTGAATGTGTGACGGGGTGGGCTTTTGCCTGCCCCTCGTACTTACTATGATTATTTTGCTTCTTTTCTTTTCAGAATGAAAATGCACATAATCAAAAAACCAATTCCGTATCCCAGCGGTGCAATATACCAAAGAGAATTGGAGAAGAAACTTCCGATAAATCCACACAAGCATAGGATACCACAAGTGACGGAGAAGATTCTTATTGCTTTGTCTTTAATTCCAAGAAATAGTGTGATGAAAGCTGCCCCCATAAAAAAGCCCCATGCAACATAATCTATCGTCATTTCTATACTCGGAAAAGCTCCTATTTTGAAATAATCAGGGACAGTAGTTCCTTGTGATTCAAGTTTTCTGATAACACCAATGCTTGTAAAATGCGCAACAGATGTAAGAAATACTGTTCCTGACAAAGAAATAGTCATTAATCTGCGGAGAAGCGGTTTGATTTTGAATTCTTCAGCAATCACCAAGAAAGCAATCAACATAACGATAGCACCAATCACTGTCATGAATTCCCATAGTGTCAATGCAAAATTGGTGTGCGTGATCAGAAACAACATCATTGATATGAAATATGCAATTTCTCCAATAATACCGGAAATTGCTGCTCTTTTGAAATTTACTTTCATATTTAACCACCATCTCTATTGTAATTGTTACATATTCCTATTATACATCAATTACAAAGAAAAGTAAAGGCGGTGATATAATGTTTTTCAGCCTTCTCTTAGAAAATACAGCCGGAGATCAGCTCGACATGACAACGACCGCAAACCAGTATATGACCTCAAAGATCGAGGGGCTTTCTCCTCCGCCCGGCACGATCAGCACCTCCTCCTACGCAGGCATGGACGGCAGCTACTTGAACAATGCCTTCATCGAAAAGCGGAATGTGGTAATTCACTTTGAGATGCGTGGTGTAGGTGTAGAAGCCCGCCGCCGTTGTAAACAACTACAATAACGACAACAGCCGCACAGTGAATCAGACCAATAATAGTCCGAAATCGCTGTCGCGGCTGGAAATTTATCGTATGACGCGCAATGCGCTGAATGTGTGATTCAGTTATTTATTTTTTCTTATTATTGTGACGATTATGGTTTTGAAATTTATTATGCTGGTTAATGCTGTTCTTTGAACCTATTATAACGAAAATAATAGCGATAATAACAGCTATGATAATCAAAAATCCAAAAACCATTATTCTTTTTCCTCCTCTGCTGAAGATTTTGAGTTTTTATTCTTTGCTGCGCGTTGATTATTCTCTCTAACAAGTGCATCCATTCCTTTTTTTCTGGAAGGCGCATCTTCAATTTTGAGAAAAGCATAAGCACTTACTGCTAGTGCTGCTATAACAGCTGCAAAGCCCTTCCCAGTTATTTTATTTGCCATTATTTTTCACCTCCGGATAGTGGTTATCATATGTCAAATTTATGTGTTTTCTTGCTTTGTAGATTGTTTTTATTTCCTGTAATGTTAGTTTAACAAACGCTACTGATAACATAGGATTTATTTTTCCACCCGGTATGATTTTTTTATGTCCACGTTTTCCTTGCTGTAAGCCTTGTCCAAATGCAATTGCTGCCATTTGCATTGATATACAGGTTCCAATTGAAAGTAATTTAAAGTCTTGTTTTTTATAATTGTCCGTGTTATTGCATTTAAAGTAAACTAAGAAAAATGATTCTATTAGAAATAAAGCAGCAAAATCACTTGCTTTGAGCTTTATTCCCCAATTGTCAAGCTTTTGCATTAGTGAATTCTTGTACATGATTCCGTGAGCATTAAGATTTTCGTAATACTCATATTTTTCAAACAGCGATGAAAACGGTAAAGGAAGTCCAGCAGGAGTAAGGAGGTCTTTAGAAAAATGAACAATAGTATGCTTTAAGCAATTTACTACGCCTAATAGTTTATTGCTATTATTACCATAGAATTTCCATATCAGATCCCACATAGAAACGTTTCCTTTTGTTCCAACACCTATGAATTCTCCTATTTTTACAAGTTGTCGTTCTCCAGTTTCAATATTTTTTACTTTTATTAATGTATCAGCGGGAATATTTTTCAATCCAAATACAGCTGGATCGTGCCCAAAAATACGATGCCCCAACCCTTCCTTAACATCAAATGGATTGTTGGTGTCATAACACTTTGGAAGTACTTTATCAATTGCTTTTTCTAATGAGGTTCCGTGTAAATCAACTTCACGAGAAACGGCAAAAGCAAGGATTCCTAACATAATAGCTATTGTTGATTCATCTTTACTTAACATGGAAAAATAAGTGGGGTCATCTTTGGTATTCTTTTTGAAATCTTGCTTGCCAACGACTTTTAACGCTTCTTCATATAGTTCTTCATAAGATAAGTCAGTCTTAAGCTCTGAATCAGGGGTAATAGCAAGGTATTCTTGGATTGTTGATTGTTTATCAAAATATGTTTTGTTTGGAGCGATATAATTCCAACACTTTTGGACAAACTTCAATTTCATTACTAAAACCTCCTAATACTTTTTATATTATTATAACATAGTAAATTTGAACAAATCAAGAGGTGAAACCATGTTTTTTAAACTAATCCTCGAAAATGCCAACGGTGATCGTATTGACATGACCGCCACGGCAAATCAGTATATGACATCGCGGGTGGAAGGACTAAATCCTCCCACCGGAACGATCAGCACCTCCTCCTACGCAGGTATGGACGGCAGCTACCTCAACAACGCCTTTATCGAAAAGCGAAATGTCGTCATTACCTTTGAGATGCGCGGCGTGGGGGTGGAAGCCCGCCGACACCAGCTCTACAAGGTGGTAAAACCGTCCCGGTATATCAAGATCTACTATGCGACCGCTGGCATTGACGTGTTTGCGGAGGGCTATGTGGAGACTTGCGAGGTCAGCAACTTTGAGCAGCTTGTCACCGGGCAAATCTCTATTCTCTGCCCGGATATCTACTGGTACTCTACGGAATCCGTCATGGCATATTACAGCCAGATCACCGGAGCGTTCACGTTTCCATTCCCAACTGAGAGCAATCCTGAGCCATTTGTACTGGGCAAATACAATACGCAGAACATCATGGAAATTATAAATGACGGTGACGAGATCGGTTTTACCTTGCAGATAGAAGCCCTTGAGGACGCCAGATCACCCACGCTGTACAATGCTGATACCGATGAATATTTGCAGATCACGGGTGATATTCTCGCAGGTGATATCATTACAGTTACCACAAAGACAGGTCATAAGACGGTATCACTCGACCGAGGCGGCGTGAAAACCAATATCATCAATCGCCTTGTTTCCGGCTCAACCTGGCTGACGCTGCGTGAAGGAAAAAACCGCTTCTATCTCCGCGGCACAGGGCTGCAAAATCTGAGAGTGACCATCGTCCACACAAATGCTTATCTAGGGGTGTGATATATGCAGATTGAAGTTTACAGAATGGACGCTGAAGCGGACAGCCTGACGATCACCCTCGAAGCGGTATGTGACAGCTTTTCATCGCTCTTGTGGGATATCGAATACTACCAGTGCGGCAGCTTCGAGGTGTATATCGCCGCCAATCCGGAGAATCTTTCGATTTTTCAGACCGGGCGCATCGTGGGCAGAGATGATGACAGTCAGCATTTCGGCATTATTGAGTCGGTGCAGATAGACACTGATGCCGAAAACGGCGACTATCTGACCATAAAAGGCAGATTCCTCATGTGCCTGCTGGAGCGCCGCATCATTCACCCGACATATAATGTCACGGCGCAGAAGGCATACAGCGAAATTGTGCAAGATATTGTCAGGCAGAATACGCTCCTCAATGATAATCGTCGCATTCCCGGCTTATCACTCGGCTCAGTATCGGGTGCTTGCTGGGAACAAACCGCAACGCTGCAGGTATCCTATGAAAACCTGATGGAATGGGCATACACCATCTGTGAAAAGATCGGCGGAACGGCGAATATCCGGCTTGTGAAGGATACTGGTGAGACCTACAAAATGGTGCTTGATCTCTCAGAGGGGATTGATCGCAGCCTGACGCAGGATACAGAGCCGCATATCATCTTTTCCGATGCCTACAGCAATCTGTTGTCATTCTCATATGCTTCAGATTCTGCTGTTACTCGCAACTTCGCCTATATCTATGGTCACGGCGAGGGCTCGGAGCGAAAACATACCACATATTGTGTGGATAATGAGCCGACCTATCTCGAACGCTACGAACTATATGTGGATGCGAAGGATATCTCAGAGGAGGAACAGGTCGAGGGCGAGACTGTGCCGATTCCGGAGGAGCAGTATATCGCACTGCTGAAAACCCGCGGCTCGGAAAAGCTGGTCGATCCGAAAACCGCCTCGGAATCGGAGATTGCAGCGGATAGCACGCAGTATGTCTACAACCGTGACTATTTCGTCGGTGATTATGTGACCGTAGAGCATAAGCGTTTCGGCATGATTCAGCCGAAAGTGCAGCTCATCGGTATGATCGAGGCTTTCGATCAGAACGGCAGAAGCCTGACACCGACATTCAGAAAGGAATGATATTATGGCATTTTCATGCGGCTTTTTCAATTCAAAAGGTCTTGACAGAACCTATACTGCTGAGAGCTTCACAGAGTATCTCAGTAGCATCATCTGCAACGGTATTCTCGACACCTACGGTCAGATGTTCAGGCTGACAGCGGCAAGCAGTGGTCTGAAAGTAATTCTCGGTACTGGTAAGGCGTGGATCGATGGGCATTATTTCGTTAACGACTCCCGCTACACCATTGACCTGACAGAGTATCAGGATGAATCCCTACCCAGATATGTGGCGATCGCAATTCTGCTTGATGTCGGAGAATCAGTACGAAATGTCTCTCTTGAGATAACGCCCGGTACGCCTGCGGAGAATCCGAGCCTGCCGTCACTGCCGACAGATGAATATAAAACAAGACTGCTCATGTATGCGGTTCGTCTGAATCCGGGTGCTACCGACCTTACAGAGCGTGACTGGTACGATTATCGAGAGGACAAGAATGTCTGCGGCTACTGCAAATGCATCCTCGGTAAATGCAAAGTAACGGATATGCAGTCTCAGCTTGCACAGCTTATCGCAGAGGTGCAGGAGAACAATCAGACCATTGCAGAACTCAGTCATCAGGTGGAGACACTTCAGACCGAAGTCGATGATATCATCGGCGGTATCGTTGAGATCGGTACCTGCGGCGAGCATATCCACTATGTACTGTACGAGAACGGAAAACTGCTTCTTCATGGTACCGGTGTGACCTATGATTATGAACTTGGTGATTCACCGTTCTGGGAGAATGAAAATATCCGTTCACTTGTTATTTCCGAGGGCATAACCGCTATCGGTAAGAGTAACTTTGAACGATGTAAAAATATGGAGTCTGTCAGCTTTCCGACAACTCTTACCGAGATCGGAGAGCGTGCATTCTTTATGTACGAACATGGAGGACTTACCGAGCTTATTATTCCGGCGAATATAACCGCAATCGGAGAGAAAGCATTTGTGGACCAGCATATTACGAATGTGACACTTCCAGAAACACTTACTACACTCGGCACATATATCTTCATGGGCTGCCCTTATCTTTCAAGAGCAAGAGTAGAATGTGCTACAGTTCCGGGTTTTTGTTTTGTTAGCACACCGCTTCAGAGCCTTACTCTGAGCCATAATGTAACAAAGGTCTGCGCTCATATGATTAATTACACTCCAATTCAGGAGATCACCTATGAGGGCACTCTTGCAGAATGGGCGGCTGTGACAAAGGAATCTAACTGGGACGGCAATAGCAGTACTGCGCCTGGTAATATGCACAAGGTTATCTGTCTTGACGGATATATGCAGTATGATACTGAAACAGGAGAATGGACGGAGGTGCGAGAATAATGTGGAAATTCCTTGTAAAGAACCAGAGAATTGAAATTGTGGAGCGTGAGATCCTCGCTGACCACCAGATCCAGTATGTGCAGTTCAAATTCACATTTGACGGCGACTGGAAGCGTTTTCACAAGGTCGTGCAGTTCTCACAGTGTGATGAGGTGTATTCCGTTGTGCTTGGCACAGAGGGAACATCATTGTATCTGCCTGCGGAGCTTCACGCGGGTGCGGTGAAAATGGCAGTGTTCGGCTATGATACGGAATCAGATATGACTGTAAGAGCGACAACTGTTCCGGTAACGCTGAATATCCGAGAATCCGGATTTGAAGGCGATGAACCGCCTATCCCGCCGACACCTGATCTGTATACGCAGCTTCTGAAGCGGATTGAAAATGCGGAACACGGTCTTGACGGCAAATCTGCCTATGAGATCGCCGTTGAACACGGCTATGTCGGTACTGAGGAGGAGTGGCTGGAAAGTCTGAAGGGCAAGGATGGCATCACGCCGGATATGTCGGAGTACCCGAAAACATCTGAGGTCACGACCATTATAGAGCGTGAGATCGCACCTGTTGCAGAGGAGGCACACAGTCACGATAATAAGGAGACGCTCGATGCGATCACACCTGAACTCCTGCAGGAACTTGACGACCTGCAGCAGTTTGAGGACAGAACACAGTATGAAATTCAGACACTGAATGAAGCTGTGGAGAACCTCAGACCGAGTACGCACAGCCATGCGAATCTCGATGTGCTGAATGCACTGACGGCGGCGCTCCTTGCTGACCTGCAGGGCTTGCAGCAGTTTGAAGATGCAACAAACTATGATATCCATGATATCCGGGAGGCTCTTCTTCCAATCAGCACTGCCGCCCACACACATAACAACAAAGATGTCCTGGATACCATTACGGAACAGTATATGCGTGATCAGGCTACTTTTCAGGCATCAACCGCAAGCGCTCTGCACGGACTCTCAACCGGACTCAGCGAGGTATCTGCGCAGGCACATTCGCATACCAACAAGGCTGTGCTGGACGGCATCACACAGGAAATGCTTGATGATATCGCATCCATCGCAACAGTTGTCGGACAGGCCCACTGGCATCACAACCTTACGACGCTGAACAGTATCACGGAATCCCACGTCACTCGCTGGAACGATGCATATACTACAGCCATGAATCTGACTGAGCGTGTGGGTGTCAATGAGGGAGTATTCGAGCGCTTCAAGACTGAGATTCTCTATGATATGCAGGGGTGCAGGACGAGTATCTCGGATATTCTCTCAAGGCTTTCTGCTGTTGAGGAAGCCCTCTCCGGAGTTGAGACAGCACTGGCGGATATTGTGGAGGTGACGACATGAGTATCGGAAACTATCTGACCGCCCTCGATGAGCAGAGGGATGCTTTAGCCCGAAATCTTGTGACAATGGGCGTACAGGCTTCGGAATCTGAAAAGCTGAACTCACTCGTGCCGAAGGTGCTGCAGATTCCGCAGACAAAGCCGGATGTCACGCTGTTCAGGGCTTCCATTGACGCGCTCCACGACTATGGCGAAAAGGTCTACACCTTCTATAACGACGGCTATCGCTCCCTTGCAGGCTTCACAGAATCCTATCCGCATTTCTGCTGCGAAGAGAACGGCTATGCGATCTACTACAATCAGCCTGACTTCAACTGGGGACAGACCATTTACACGCTGTGCGTTGAACCTGTTCACATCAGCAGCAACAGAAAGATCATGCTGAGCTATAAGTCGGGCGCTACGGATATCGGTGAGATGTGGCTCGTTCCTAAAAACAATCAGCAGCTTTCTTCAGCAGAAACGGCAAGGTATATCTATGAGGCTATCCGGAATCACAGTGCTATTTCTGTTCCGTTCGGCTGGCTCGGCACTGTGGGCAACTATGTCAATGTACTGCATGAGTGCAGTAACATTCCTTCGGGAGAGTATTACCTTGCATGGAAAGCGATCACCGACAATACCAGTCCGATGATCCGTGCAGTGAAAGTAGTCGATGTGACAATTTGAAAGGATGATACAATGAAAGAAAATATCTGTACAGCCGCCGGGGTCATCGGCGGCTTTTTTGCGGCGCTGCTCGGAGGGTGGGATTCAGCATTGGCAACACTCCTCATTTTCATGGCAATCGACTTCACAACCGGACTGATTACCGCATCTATGGGCAGAAGCAAGCACAGCAAGACCGGCAGACTGAGTTCCAAAGCAGGCTGGGTCGGGCTTGCGAAGAAGTTCTGCATTCTGCTCATGGTGGTTGTGGCTGTCCGTATGGATATCATGATCGGTACCACATATATCCGAGATGCGACCTGCATCGGCTTCTGTGTCAATGAGCTGCTTTCCATTATCGAGAACACTTCGCTCATGGGAATCCCGTATCCGCCTGCAATCAAAAAGGCTATCGAGGTGCTTCAGAAGCGAGCATCACATATTGATGACGAGATTCAGGAAATGATCGATGATATGGAGGACGGAAAAAAGTAATGCAGCCGATCACTCGACTGCATTACAAAGGAGATGGTGTATTATAGATTGATCTTGAAATCAGGCGAACCTTCACCGTTGACAGTGAAGTATGCCACTCCCTCTTCCGGCTTGACATAAACACGGAATTCTGTTACAGCCTTGCGCTTATGTGCGGACTTGTATGCCTTATATGCCTTAGCTGCGATATCGCTGATGTCAAACTCCGCATCCCCAAGCTGAAGCGTGGTGATAAGAACGGGCTCCGACTTTTTGTCAGCCTTCTTCGCTCTGGGCTTGCGTGTTTTCTTTTCAGGTGTTTCAGCGACAGGGGCTTCAGTGACAGTCTCAGCAATCGGCTCTGCGATGACCGGAGCAGTATCAGCGACAGCTTCGGCTTTCTTTGCCGCTGGCTTTCGGCCGCGCTTTTTGGCAGGGGCTTTGACAGCAGGTGCATCAACGGCTGCTGTTTCTGCAACAGATTCTACAACTTCGGCTGCTGTAATCGGAGTGGTCTCAGCGACTGCTTCGACAGTGGCTTTTTTCTTGCGTGTTGTTTTCTTTGCAGTTTCGGTTTTTGGGCTTGCAGGTTTTCTTGGCATTGTTCATGCACCTCCGTGTTTTTTCTAATTATAGCATTAGTATACCGTTTTTGTCAAGCCGTAATCAGCGATTTTACGCAGAAAGGAAAAGAAAATGAACAAGAAATATGAGTATTCGGATACCACACAGCTTTCCCCGCATTTTAATGCAAAAGAGTTCCGCTGCAAGTGCGGTAAGGAACATGAATTTATGATCTCCAATGAGCTGATTGAGAAGCTCGAAAAGCTGTATGCCGCCCTCAACTGTTCCAAAATCATTGTGACCTCTGGTTTCAGATGCACAGCACACGATAAGACTGTGGGCGGTTCCGGCACAGGTCAGCACACGCTTGGCAATGCAGCCGACATCTGCTGCTACGGGCAGGACGGACAGCCGATTTCCTCCAAGGTGGTCTGCTGTAAGGCGCAGGATATCGGATTCAGAGGTATTGCCAATATCACAGCAGCCTATCAGTACACACATGTTGATGTGCGTCCGAACGGTAAGTGGTACGGCGATGAAGTCCACGGAAACAACACCGTGACTGATGATTTTTACAAGTATTTCGGGGGTGAGGATATGAAGGGCATTGATGTGAGCGTTCACAACGGAAATATCGACTGGGGTAAGGTCAAGGCAGACGGCATTGATTTTGCGATCCTGCGTGCGGGCTACGGCAGACTGGCATCGCAGAAGGACGAGAAGTTTGAGCAGAATTATGCCGGTGCAAAGGCTGTCGGTCTTCCTATCGGTGCGTACTGGTACTCCTATGCCATGACACCGGAGGAAGCGGAACTGGAAGCGGATGTGTTCCTGTCTGTTATCAAGGGAAAGCAGTTCGAGATGCCTGTCTATTTCGACCTTGAGGAAAAGAAGCAGTTCGACCTCGGCAAGGAACAGGTCTCGGCTATCATGCGTGCGTTCCTCAAAAAGGTTGAGAACGCCGGCTATTTTGTCGGTCTGTACGGCTCTGCTTCGTCTCTGACCACACATACCGCCGACGATATCAAGTCGAGGTACACGATCTGGCTGGCGCATTGGGTCGATCAGACCAATTACAGCGGCGCATACGGCATCTGGCAGCATTCCGAGAATGGCAAGGTCGCAGGTATCAACGGCAATGTGGATCTTGATATCTGCTATAAGGATTTCCCGACTGTCATCAAGGGCAAGGGGCTGAACGGCTGGGGGAAAACTCCCACTCCTGTTCCCAATGTGCCGGATACCGGTGTTACGGTGACTGTGCAGATCGGCAAGGACAGCTATAAGGGAACGTTGAAAAAGGTGTGATTCGTTAAAACAGAGGGAACGCCCCCTCTGTTTACATAAGAAATACCGTAGAATAATTCCGTCTGTGGTCTTAAAATAATTGCTGAAATGACTTGCTATGTATGCTGTTTTATGCCAATATATGATGACCGCAGAAGACGTGGTCAGATAGGAGGTATTTATGGAAAACAAGAAAATACGAGCGTGTGCATACTGCCGTGTCAGCACTGCAAGTGATACTCAGGACGGCTCTTTTGAGGTCCAGTGCGAGTATTACGAAAGACTGATAAGCTCCGATCCTGAAATGGAGTTTGTCGGAGTATACGGCGATCACGGAAAAAGCGGCAGAAAGATGTACAACCGTGAAGAACTGAATCGTATGATAAAGGATTGCGAGGATGGCAAGATTGATCTTATCCTGACGAAAAGCATATCACGATTTGCAAGAAACATGGCAGACTGTGTTGAAACGGTCAGACATCTCAAGGAACTTGGGGTGCGTGTATTATTTGAGAAAGAAAATCTTGATACTGATACCATGACAGGAGAATTGATACTCGGTATACTTGCAACGATCGCACAGGAAGAGAGCATTTCTTTGTCACAGAATCAGGCATGGAGCAGAATGAAACATCTTGAACGAGGAGAAACGTGGTCGCCGCCAAGATACGGATACACATCTGACGGAAAGAATCATGGCTGGGTGATCGTTCCGAATCAGGCAGAAGTTGTCAGAATGGCCTTCTATATGGCGGCTATGTGCCACACCTATGCTGAGATCAGAGATGAAATGAATCGTATGGAAAGAGAAGAAGGAAGCGAAAAAGTATGGACAAATCCTACTGTGGCATTGCTTCTGCGCAGTGAGAACTATGTGGGAGATTTCCTTTCCAATAAAGAATGTACGATCGTTGACAGTAACGGAAAGGAAAAGAGAGTCAAGAATAAAGGCTTTGTAGATCAGATCCTTATTGAAGGGCATCATCCCGCCATCGTAAGCCACGAGTTATTTGATATTGTCCAGGAATTGATAAAACACGGGACAATCGGAGGTGGAAGATCAGTATTCTCTGCTGAAGAAAAATATCTGATGGAAAAGGGTCAAAAGATCGCTGAAAAGGAGGTAAAATTGTGGGAAGCACAAAGATAAAGCGAATACTCAATCAGGATATATCCGAAACCACAAAGCCGAAGCTGCGTGTATGTGCTTATTGTCGTGTTTCCTCAAAGTCTGAAGAGCAGCTTACCAGCTACGAAACACAGGTTGCGGTATACACAGAAAAGATTTCTTCAGAGCCCGGCTGGGAGTTTGTAGGGATCTACGCCGACAGAGGAACCTCTGCGACAATGATGGCGAGACGTAAGGAGTTCCTCAGAATGCTTGAAGACTGTGAAAAAGGCCTTATAGATTGCGTGATCTGTAAATCACTGTCCCGATTTGCGCGTAATACGCTTGATGCACTGAATTGTATCAAAAAGCTCAGAGATCTTGGAGTACGATTAATACTTGAAAAAGAAGGAATCGATACAGATATGATCTCTTCCGAAATACTGCTTTCTGTATTTGCAGCGTTCGCCCAGGAAGAAAGCCATTCACATTCGGAGAATGTAAGATGGGGAAAACGGAAACGGCTTCAGAACGGTGAACCGCTTTTGATAAGGTGCTACGGTTACCGAAAGAATGAAGCAAACGATAATATAGAAATCGTTCCAAGAGAGGCAGAGGCCGTCAGACTGATTTTTGATTTATACGAACACGGGACATCTGTACCCGAAATAACCAGGATTCTTTTTGAGAAAGGATATACGAGACCGGACGGAAAAGATAAGGTTTGGGACCATTCAAGGATCCACTACATGATAGCCAATGAGAAATATGCCGGTGATATCATAGCTCAGAAATACTATGTAAAGGATTATATCACCCATCGTTCACGCCGAAATAACGGAGCACTGCCAAGTGTATATATAAAAAATCACCATGAGCCCATTATATCAAGGAAACAGTTTGAACGGTGCAATGTGATCCTTGAACTGAAGAAATCAACAACGCCGCTGCAGTATCCATATGCAGAGTTTATCCGCTGCCCTTATTGTGGACATGTTCTCCGCCACAGAAAACTGTTGATCCAGAACTGTTATACTCATTTCTGCTGTGAGGGCGAAGGAGCATGCAGAGAATTCGTAATACAGTTTCAGGAAGTAGAAAAAGCAATTCTTAAAGCCTATGAAACGCTTGATTTAGAAGAAGTGAAGCGTATCGTAAATAGCAAAAATGCTGATAGAGCAGAAAATGCAGAACTGCTCCTGCAGGTAAAAGAAAAACATCCATCATTCAGTAAAATTGATTACTGGTGGCTGGATGATCTGATTGAAAGGATCGATTTTGGCTTGCACAGCCACACGGCTTCTGAACTGAAAAAAGGCGGTATTGATGACAGAACGATTAGCATTCACTGGAAATGCGGCAGTGTGACAACATTATCTTCCGGTGTGCTGCGGGACTCACAGGATCCAAGACACAAGGCTGAATTATGGGATGCCTATCTTCTGAGGTACCCTTCACAGTTTCCGAAGCTTGTTGAAGAAGTGCGGAATAATAAATAATACTATGCGGCTTTCTGATTACAGGAGGCCGCTTTTTTCTGTATATTGACCAGTTATCCTGCTGAAACATCGGGATTATTCTCCGATTTATGATTGCGAAATGACTTGATATATCGGCTGTTTTACGCAATAATAGGATAACGCTGAGGGATAATACTCAGTTGATCCCATTCAGAAAGGGGCAAATTATGAATATTGAGAAGATCATTCTTGAGCCGCAGAATCCTGAAGAACCGGATACTGCGAAAGAGCTGAGAGTTGCAGCGTACTGCCGTGTGTCTACTGACAATGATGAGCAGAGAACCAGCTTCGAGAATCAGGTCAGATCCTATACTGATATGATAGAAAGCAGACCGGGCTGGAAGCTGGCAGGAATCTATGCAGATGAAGGCATGACAGGTACCAGTGTTTCAAAGCGAAAACAATTCCGGAAAATGATCAGGGATTGTGAAGCAGGAAAAATCGATCTGATCGTAACTAAAAGTATTTCCCGCTTTGCCAGAAATACCCTTGAATGCCTGACGTTTGTCAGACACCTCAATGAGATCGGAGTACATCTTATCTTTGAAAGCAATCATATCGATACCAGAACTGCATTCTCAGAAATGCTTCTGACCGTCCTTGCAGCATTTGCACAGGAGGAAAGTCGCTCTATTTCGCTGAATACGACATGGAGTATCAGAAAACGCTATGAGGAAGGAAGATCCCGTTGGAGCAAACTTTACGGATACGAGAAGAATGAAAACGGAGAATACCAGATCGTGCCGGAACAGGCCATGGTTGTGAAGGAAATATTCACGCTGTACGAGCACGGTGAGTCCATCGACAAGATCATGAAGCATTTACAGAGCAATCATGTTCCAACACCGGAAAACTGCGAAACGTGGTCCATGTGTACAGTGCGGTTAATGCTTCAGAATGAAAGATACTGTGGAGATATTCTCCTGCAAAAGACCATCTGCGAAAGCCATATTACACATAAGCAAATAAAGAATGATACCACTGAGGTGCCCAGTTACTATATTGAAAATCATCATCAAGCCATAATCAGCAGGAAGCAATTCAATCGGTGTAAGCAGATCTTTGCATTAAGAAGAACACCTCATCCGGATATGCCCGGTAAGTATAACAATCAGTACCCGCTCGGCGACAAACTCGTGTGTCCGATCTGCGGTTCCAGACTGTTTAAGAGGAGTATCAAGATACAAAGACCCGGAAGCGGATGGAGCTGCGAGATCGGTGAGCATGCCTGTCGGCAGTTTATTATCCGTGCAAGCTTTGTGGATCAAGCGCTGCTCAATGCTTATCACACATTGGACGCCGGCATTGTAGAGAAGAAACTTGACAGCCCAAAATTCGGCTCTGAGGCAGAAATTATGCTGAGATACAAAAGAGAATATCCCAGAATGAAAAAGGTCGATTATTGGTGGGTGGATGATCTTGTTGATCATATTGAGTTCGGAAAACACATCAGGACCACAAAGGAACTGATTGCTTTGGAAGTAAAAGGAACACCTGATCCGGATGACAGATCCATGAAAGTCTTCTGGAAATGTGGTCTTGTGACAACGGTTCCTTCAGACGTATTTTATGATTCGGATCTTCCGGGCAGAATTGCAAAGCGCTATTATAATCAGCAGCAGAGGAAAGCTGAAAAGAAAAAGACAAGTAAAGGGAAAGGCAGGGATAAGAAATGAAGATTACAAGAATCCCCAGAATCAGAGATCAGCATAAGAAGCGTGTAGCGGCCTACTGCCGTGTGTCTACAACTCTGGACGAGCAGGAAGAAAGCTACGAGGCGCAGCTTTCCTATTACACAAGGCTCATACAGGCGCATGATGACTGGGACTTTGCCGGAGTATACAGCGACGAGAAAAGCGGTGTCAAGGCCTCGAACCGCCCGGGATTTCAGAGACTAATCAAGGATGCGCTGAATGGCAAAGTGGACTATATCCTTGTAAAGAGCATATCCAGATTCTCACGAAATATCGTGGATTGCCAGAAATACGCCAATCTTCTGCACGGTAACGGCGTTGATATTCATTTTGATAAGGAGAATCTGGATACCGCTGAGCCTTCCTGTTCCATGATGTTTTCATTTCTCTCTGCAATCGCGCAGGACGAGAGCCGCTCTATTTCGGAAAACGTCAGGTGGGGATATCGGGAACGCTTCAAGCGCGGAGAGTATAACCTTGGGAATAACCGTATTCTTGGGTATGACTGTGTTGACGGCAAACTTGTACCGAATCAGGATGCGGATGCGGTCCGCATGATCTTTCAGATGTATATTGAAGGCAAGAGCATTGAGGAGATCCGGCGCTTGCTGACAGATTACGGGATCCGAACGAAAAAAGGTCAGCCGCTGGCACATAATAATATCATGTATATCCTTCAGAATGAGACATATATGGGAGATAAGCTGCTGCAGAAGCAGCCTCCAAAGAATTTCCTGACGAAGAAGCCGGATGAAAGAGCGCCGTATGAGAGCAATTATCTTGAAAATGATCATGCGGCCATTGTGGACAGGAACACATGGGATGCCGTACAGGAGATCATACGACAAAAGAAAGCGGTGACGGCAGCAGTCGGAAGAATTGGCGGCAGACCGCACTTCCTGTACGGAAAGCTATTTTGCGGCGAGTGCGGTGAACCGATGACAAGACGTACACTGAACGGCCCGAAAGGTATCAAGCATAAGGTATGGACTTGCAGAGGACGCCATGAGGGACGGAAAGGAAATGGCTGCAAGCTGAGGACGATCAAGGAGGATCTGCTGCTTCAGACTATAGAAGAGAGCATCGGGTGTGAGGTAAATGCCGAAAACGCTGCGCAGATCCAGCGTGTGGTGATCACCGAGGACGATATTGCGGTCGAAACATCATAAATCAAGCGAAAAACAGCTTTTGCCCCTTGTAAATGAGAGACGTTTGTGGTATAATACTTTTAATGCCAGTTTGCTCTGTGTGGAGCCGAATATTGAGGAGTTCTTCGGCAATACTGAAACAAATGAGCCTGATAAGACAATTATCATTTTACCTTTAGTGGATAAAGGCACAGTTTCGCCCGTTTTGCAAAAAGGTTCGAAAGCTGAAGAAATACAAAAAAGAGTTGCTTTAGTTTATCAAGCAATATGTGCTAATCCTAAAGTGAAGAATACAGAACTTGAATCAATTGTCGGTGCATCGAAAAGACAGATTGAAAATGCAATAAAAATCCTTAAGCAAGAAGGGAAAATTCATAGAGATAAAGAAAACCGTAAAGGTAAATGGATCATAACTGAATAACCACCTCCGCCCACTGAGCAACTACTGAATGAATCTGGTAGCCGCTTAGTGGGCTCTTTTATTTGTGTTACCACTAGCAACACGGGCGTCACAATATATAAACTGAATTGTTTTTATGAGTTCATATTTGGCAACGTATACATTGACTTTTTACATAACATCTGCTATAATAATATCATCATATTAGAAATCACAAGTGTTGCTAGCGGTAACACTTTGCATAGGAGGTACTTATGAAGCACTTATCTTCGAAGCTGCTTGCTGAGACTGTTGTAACCAGAAGAAAGGCAATCAAGATGTCGCAGCTTGCCCTGTCAAAAAAGACAGGCATCAACCGTTCGATCATCTCCAGACTGGAAAGTGAAGACTATACACCGTCTGTGGATCAGCTCCTTGCACTCAGCACAGTCCTTGGTTTTGACAATGCTGATGTTCTGGAAGATGACGCAGTAGAGGCAGCGCCGATTGAACGCAAGAAGATCGCTGTAGCAGGTACCGGTTATGTCGGACTGTCCCTCGCGGTTCTGCTTTCACAGCACAACGATGTTACCGCTGTGGATATCGTACCGGAAAAGGTGGAGAAGCTGAATAACTGGCAGTCTCCGATTCAGGATGACTTCATTGAGCAGTATCTTGCTGAGCATGAAGAGCGTCAGCTTTCCCTCAAGGCTACAACAGACGGCGAATCTGCATACAAGGACGCAGATTTCATTATCGTGGCTGCACCTACAAACTATGATCCGAAGACAAACTTCTTCGATTGCTCCGCTGTAGAAGCAGTTCTTTCCCTCATAAAGGATGTAACGGGAAAAAAGAAGAAAAAGCCTACTATCGTTATCAAGTCGACGATTCCTGTTGGCTATACCGCGCAGGTGCGTGAGAAAATGGGCATGGATAATATCATATTCAGCCCTGAGTTCCTCAGAGAATCCAAGGCACTCTACGATAACCTTTACCCCTCTCGTATCATTGTTGGCTCTGATGACGCTAACATGAAGGCTGCCGAGGAATTTGCCACACTTTTACAGCAGGGCGCTATTAAGCCAAGCATTGATATTCTCTTTATGGCTACAACTGAGGCAGAGGCTGTTAAGCTGTTTGCTAATACATATCTTGCATTGCGTGTTTCCTATTTCAATGAACTGGATACATACGCAGAGGTCAAGGGACTGAAAACTGCAAATATCATTCGTGGAATCTGTCTTGATCCCCGTGTTGGCGACTACTACAACAACCCGTCCTTCGGTTACGGCGGCTACTGCCTGCCAAAGGATACCAAGCAGCTTCTTGCAAACTATCAGAATGTTCCTCAGAACATGATGTCGGCTATTGTTGAGTCCAACAGAACCAGAAAGGACTTCATTGCTGACCGAATCATGGAGATTGCCGGCACTTACGGCAACAGTGCTGACTACTCCGCGGAGCAGGAAAGCAAGCAGAAGGAAGTCGTTGTGGGCGTGTACAGACTTACAATGAAATCGAACTCAGACAACTTCCGTCAGAGCTCCATTCAGGGTGTCATGAAGCGAATCAAGGCAAAGGGCGCTACGGTTATTATCTATGAGCCGACACTTGAAAACGGCAGCACATTCTTTGGTTCTCTCGTTGTGAATGATCTGAAGAAGTTCAAGAAGAAGTGCGGCTGCATCGTTGCTAACCGCTACGATTCTGTTCTCGATGATGTTGAAGAAAAGGTATATACAAGAGATCTGTTCAGAAGGGATTAAGATATGAGCAAAGAAAGAATTGACTTGAACGGCAAGACCATACTTGTGACCGGTTCTCCCGGATTTATCGGTGCAAATCTTGTGTTGAGACTGCTAAAAGAAATGTCCTCCGGTACAGTTGTGAGCCTTGACAATATGAACGACTACTATGATCCTGCGCTGAAAGAATATCGTCTGTCTCTTATCAAAGAAGCTGCGATCACTTCGCCAGTCAGACACATATTTGTGAAAGGTTCAATTGGCGATAAGGCACTGATTGACAAGCTGTTTGCTGAGTATCACTTTGATGTAGTGGTCAACTTAGCAGCACAAGCAGGTGTTCGCTATTCCATCGACCACCCGGATGTATATATTGAGTCAAACATCATTGGCTTCTATAACATTCTTGAAGCCTGCCGTCATAATCCTGTAGAGCATCTTGTGTATGCGTCAAGCTCTTCTGTCTATGGCGGAAACAAGAAGGTTCCGTTCAGTACTGAGGACAAGGTGGATAATCCGGTAAGTCTTTACGCTGCAACTAAGAAGAGCAACGAGCTTCTTGCTCACAGCTATTCCAAACTCTACAACATTCCTTCAACCGGCTTACGTTTCTTTACAGTTTATGGTCCTGCAGGCAGACCGGATATGTTCTACTTCAGTGCAACAAACACATTAGCCAAAGACGGAACGATTAAGATCTTCAACTACGGCAACTGCAAGCGTGATTTCACCTATGTCGATGATATCGTCGAGGGCGTATACAGAGTCATGCAGGGAGCGCCGGAGAAGCAGAACGGCGATGACGGACTGCCGCTTCCGCCTTATGCAGTGTATAACATCGGCGGCGGAACTCCTGAAAATTTGCTTGACTATATCAGCACATTACAGGAAGAGCTTGTGAACGCAGGTGTTCTTCCGGCTGATTATGACTTTGAGGGACACAGAGAACTCGTCGGAATGCAGCCCGGTGACGTGCCTGTGACCTATGCGGACAGCAAGGCTCTGGAGGATGACTACGGTTTCAGACCAACGATCAGCATCCGTGAAGGACTTCGAAAATTCGCTCAGTGGTACGCTGAATATTATAAATAAACATAATGCCCACTTACTACGGCTTCAAATGGCATAGATAATTTGCCGGTTGAACGCATAGTTTGTGGGCATCGTTTTTGTAATGCTATTACAAACTTTTCTGTTACCTCTTGCAATGTAAATTTTTTTGTAGTAAGCTGATAAGCAAAAGAAACCCACGTAGGAGGTACATAAAATGAAACATCCATTTTACTCTGTGAGCATTGATGACATTCCTTTCGGAGATCGTATTATCGCAATTCTGCTCCGCACATATCTTGTTAGATGTAAGGATGCCGAGCAAAAACTGGCTGCTGTGCTCAGCGAAGGTATTGTGCTGAAGCTTCCAGATCCTGCCCAAGATCAGGATGCGATTCCGCTGAAGACAGTGCTTGAAGGTGAACACCTTGCAAAACTGATCGATGAAGCGGTTGCGTTTGTGAAAGCAGATCAAACCGATCATTCAGATTCCGATATGGGCGATATCTTTTCATCTGCCAAGGAAATGCTGGATAATATCTCCGGCAAATCGGTTGTGATGAATATGAGCGTTGAACTGGCTGAATACATCACCAAACTGTACTATGCGCTGAAAGCCGGCGAATAAAGAATATATGAGAAATACTGCCCGTGTAGAGAGCAGAAGCACCCAAGACTTGATCCGGATGCTCTGCTGCCTATGCGGGCAGTATTTTTGTTTTAGATTCCGTGCTCCTGAAGGAGCTGTTTCATGTGCCTGAGCATATCCATGAGGATAGCTTTTTCCGCAGGAGTGCAGTCTGTCAAGAGGTCGAGTGCCTCTGCCTTGGATGTCTTTGTCAAGCCGGTCAGGTAATCCGCTAAAAGATCATCGGGTGTCACTTCAAGGGCGTTGGCGATCGAGATCAGCAAAATGACACTAGTACCTTTTATCCCTGATTCAATGTTACGAATGTGCCTCTCAGTTGCGTTGATTCTATCCGCCAGTTCTTCCTGTGTAATCCCCATGAGCTCTCTGTGGTGCTTGATTCTTGCACCGATTTTGAAATAGTCAATGTTCATGTATAATCAGCCTTCCTATGTGGCCCGCATTGGCAGTAATCATATTACCATCAATTCGGATACATAGCAAGCTGATTTTCAATTTTTAAGATGGTGGTCGTTTCTCTCCCAGCTATAGCACCATCTTAAGCAAAAATAGGAACCGTGGGTTCCGGTAAATACAAATTATAGGAACCGCTGGTTCCTTGTAAGATATCCCTACATAAAGTATAATAGAAGATGAAATAGTGATGCCGGAAGGAAGTGTGAGAAACCGTGGAATCAAAGCTCTTAACGCTCTACAGCGATGTGACTGCTATGCCGGTCAACTGGCTGTGGCAGCCATATATTGCAATCGGGAAGATCACACTTCTACAAGGTGACCCCGGCTGCGGAAAGTCAAGCATGATGATGAATCTGATCGCCGAACTGTCTAAAGGCGGATCAGCGCCTGATGGCAGAGCTTTCGGTATTCCACAGAGAATCATCTATCAGTGTTCGGAGGATGGAGCGAAGGATACGATCAAGCCAAGGTTGCTGGCCGCAGGGGCTGATTGCAGTAACATCGCTTTTATCGATGAAGAGGTCTACAGCGGTCTGACTCTGGATGACGAGCGTATCAGAGAGGCTATTACGGAATGGAGACCGCGGCTTCTGGTCATTGACCCCATACAGTCATACATCGGAAATGATTCTGACCTTCAGATAGCGGGTAAAGCAAGAAAACTGATGCGCCGCATCGGTATGTGGGCATCTACATATAACTGCGCCGTGGTTCTGATCGGACACTTCAGCAAAAAGGAAGGCGCAAAAGACCTGTATCGAGGACTTGGCAGCATTGATGTTGTCGCCGCCGCCCGTAGCGTGATTCAGGTTGAGAAAAGCCCCGAGGACGAAGATGTCCGTATCGTAAAGCAAGTCAAGAACAGCCTTGATTCCAAAGGCGCCGATCTCTCATTTGAGATTCGCCCTTCCACCGGATTCCGTTGGCTCGGAGTAGCTTCTGAGCGGTCAAGTGCAAGCAGCATATGCGTAGAGCCTGTGTATGAGGCGTTTCCGAAGAACAAGCACGAGCTTGCAGCAATTCTCATCAAGAAAGCGTTGGAGAAGGGTGCCGTAGAATCTATGGAGATCAGGCGCATCATGGCAGAACATCGTATAGGCGATAAAACAATGAACGAGGTCAAAACAGAGCTTGGCATCAAGCCGTATAAGAAAATGCGGACATGGTACTGGGTTCTTCCGGGAGCAGAAAGGTAAAGGGTAAAACGGTGAAGGCGTCAAAGCGCAGAATCAGGAATTCTGAACATAAAGGCGAGATCAGGGAAAAATACAAGGGAATCGATCCTTCAGAGATTGAAGTCATCCCTGCAAATGAAGATAGTGACCTTGATATTGAAAACAGAAAGATGAAGGTCGCTGCCTATGTCCGTGTCTCTACACAGAATGACGAGCAGACCTCCTCGTTTGAATTACAGGTCAATGATTTCACCAAGCGTATCAATGAGAATCCGAACTGGGAGTTTGCCGGCATCTACAGTGATGAAGGTATTTCCGGAACCGAATTGTCTCACCGTGCAGGTATGCTGTCTCTGATCGAAGATGCAAAAGCAGGAAAAGTCCAGCTTATCCTTGTGAAATCCATCGCTCGTTTCGCCAGAAATGTTGTTGACTGCCTCTCTATCGTTCAGGAGTTGAAAAACTACGGTGTTGGCGTGCGCTTTGATGAAAACAATCTCTGCACACTGGGCGCAGAAGGCACTATGCTTCTGACTATCCTCGCTACTGTTGCCGAGGAGGAGTCACGCTCCAAGTCCTTCATCATGAACTGGTCTGTCCAGCGCCGTTTCCAGAACGGAATCTTCCTGACTCCGGAGCTTCTGGGCTATGACAACGACGAGGACGGCGGACTGGTAATAAACGAGTCCGAGGCGGAGACAGTCAAGGTCATCTACTATCTGTATGTGAACGGATGGTCAAGTAAGGAAATTGCGGATTTGCTGACAGATTATCAGCGTGAGACCAAGCTTGGCAATACCGAGTGGAAATCTTCATGGATAACCCAAATTATAGACAATGAGCGTCATTGCGGCGATGTCCTTGCTCATAAGACTTACACGCCTGATTTCAAAACGCATAAGGCAGTAAAGAATGACGGCAAGCTCCCGAAATATAGAAAGCGTGATCATCACGATGCTATCATCAGCCGGGATGTCTTTAACGCTGCCCAGCTTATCCGTTCATCTGCATTTTACAAAAGAAAAAAGCACGCATTGCCTGTGCTGAGTGTTGTGGAGGACGGTGCGCTCAAAGGATATGTTCCGATCGACCGGAACTGGGAGGGCTTTTCTTCCGAGGACTATCAGAAGGCATGTGAAAGTGTTCAGACCGCTATTGAAAAGGAAGAATATGTCCAGTCAGGTCTTAAGCTGAATCTGAACGGATATCAGCGTGTCAGTTCACATTTCTTTCCATCTTCTGAAGACCTGTCTCTGACGATTTCAGGCGGAAAGATGCGCTTTAGTACTGCGTGCTTAAAGAAATTTGAGGATGTGGAGTACGTTGAACTGCTTATCAACACTGTGAATAACTGCATCGCGATCCGCCCTTGTGAGAGCGATAATCCGAATGCGATCCACTGGGGAAGGTTGAAAGAAGATAAGTGGATCGTGAACAGCATGAGCTGCCGTGGGCTGGCAAAGGTCATATTCAGCCTGATGTCGTGGGAGGATGACGGCAAGTACAGATTTAAGGGAGAATTCCGCAGCAACGGCTCTGATAAACTCCTTTTATTTGAGCTGGACGAACCTGTAGTGTCGAAAACTGTAGAGAAGGTCATCGTCCCGGAAAAAGATGATGAGAAGCAGATCGTGGTTCAGGAAACAGTGAGAGTCTATCCGCCGTCATGGGGTGAAGGTTTCGGAACTCCGATCGTATCGCTTGCACGAGGACATCTGCTGTCACAGCAGCACTACAGTGGTGACTGGGATGTTCTCAGACCGGCAAAGGTTATAGAAGAAATGAATGCACTATCTTCAGAAACTCTTGCAGAGCTGATGAAAGAAGCCGAAACAATTATGGAAGGATGGGACTTAGGATATGACCGAGCAGATGATGCCGATGAGTGAAGAAATGGCGCTCGAAGAACTGACTACCGAAAAGGAACTCAGAAGAAGAGAGCTGGAACAGGCTTTCGGAAGCTATAACTTTGTGGTTGTCCGCAAGGAACTGTTTGCACACCTGCGTGATCCGGCTGTTACGATCAGAAAAGGCAGTATCACGTTCAATACCGCCTGCATCAACGGTCTGGAAGATGTGGTCTTTGTACAATTGCTACTTTGCGAGGACGAAAAGAAGTTTGCAGTTAAGGGCTGTCAGGAGAACGACAAGGATGCTCTGCGCTGGTGTATAGCCAAGCCGGATAAGCGTAAGAGCCGTAAGATGACCTGCCCCGATTTTACGGATAAGCTGTATGAACTCATGCATTGGGATTCTAAGTGCCGCTACAAGATACTTGGCTATAAGATCGAGTTTGAGGGCGAGACCTATTATGTTTTCGACCTGATCGTGAAGGAGACATTCCGTGAAAAGCCCAAGAAGGGCGAAGTGATCGACGAGACCGTGGACTACAAGAAGGGATACTACTCCGAGGATATTGCCGGAACATTCGGAGTCCCTGTGGAAGAGCATAAAAAGCAGACACAGGTCACAGTCGAGAACGGGTATATCAACGTAGCTATGCTCACAGGCGACAAGAAACCTGTGGAGATCGAGCAGGCCGGGCAGCAGCTGACTCTTGATGATAATTCTGGCTCTGCGAATTCTACGGGCGAAGTATACCCTGACGTAGAAGAGGAGGTGTCAGATGGAGAACCTATCATGGGAGAATGATGATCTTGGAATCAGCTTCTCGGTTGCATATGGACGGATCACTGTATTCAAGACAACTCTGAAAGCTATTGGCTTACCGCAGTATTTCAGATTTCTGTTAGATCCGGAGAATGGAAAGCTGGCTGTTGAGAAGTGCAGCTATAAGTCAAGCGGAGCTCATCAGCTGCCAGAGGATACTTCACACGATGGTTATGAGCTCAAAAGCATGGATATGGTACGTTTTATATATCAGACCTGCGGCTGGGATATAAAGTCCACATACCGTATTCGCGGCATAGCTGTGCCTGACCGAGATATGGTCGTATTCGACCTTACAACGGCGTATCGTGTGCAGGAAGGACATCTGGTAGGCTGAACTGTAGATATCAGCTGTATTATACCAGATATTGCGGTTTATTGCAATAAGTGCCGAATGATGCTTCCATCGCATCCAGATGCGGAAGATCCGTGAGGCCGATACATAAAAGTAAATAATGAAGCAGCCCACTGGGTATGTTTCCAAATTACGATACATTTCGTAAGACGGAGACATACCTGGTGGGCTGATTTTCATTTATCCCTCTGATAAGGGGATATTCTGCCAGAATGAACATTTCAAAAATAGAACTTTATCCCTCGCTCGGAACTATCCAAAAATACCGGATTTTAAGAAAATGGCGTAAAATCGGGATTTTCATTCTCCGCCGATTGAGCAATCCCTACTGACAAACTTGGAAAATAATCACTGGCTCTTCTGGAGGTATGCTGCTCTGTTCTGATAAAGCTGATGCGGATAAAATACGCAAATGGTCAACACAAAGCCGTGAAGCTGCTCCATGGTATCAGCATGAAGAGCTCGGCTACAATTATAGAATGTCCAACATAATCGCAGGCGTTGTTCGTGGACAGATCCCATACCTAGATGAACACATCGCTCAAAAGAAAGCAATTTATGAAAGATACAGAGATGGCTTAAAAGACTTGCCGGTTAAAATGAATCCATTTGATAATGATGTATCTGTTCCAAACTACTGGCTGAGCTGTATGATTATAGATGAAAATGCTATGGCTCCAAAAGCAGGGAGTGCTACGTACACTTGTAACCGCGATGTATAAAGTCAGCTTAAAAAAAGCAAACGTCGTCTTCTTTGAAAACTGTGAAAATCAACAGTTGTTTATAGATGAGAAAATCATACCTGAGAAGAAAACTTGTCTATTGAATGGAGCAGGAGTTAATCTTGAGCATTATACTTATCAAGATTATCCTATGGATACCGATGAAGTAAGATTCCTGTTTGTTGGCAGAGTTATGAAAGAAAAAGGCATCAATGAACTTTTCAAAGCTATGCGAATGCTTCGAAAAACAGGTTTGAACTGTACTCTTGATGTGCTTGGCGGTTATGAAGAAAGCTACGAAGATATTATCAATAGATTCGAAAATGAAGGCTGGCTACATTACCATGGTTATCAGGAGGATGTTCGCCCTTTCATCAGGAATTGCCATTGTTTTGTTCTGCCGTCATGGCATGAGGGAATGGCGAACACCAACTTGGAGTGTGCTTCTTCCGGAAGACCTGTAATCACCACTAATATTCATGGTTGCCTTGAGGCAGTCATTGACGGTGAAAGCGGATTCCTTTGCGAAAAGCAAAATGTTAAGAGCCTGTATAATGCTATGAAACATTTAGCAAATCTTTCGCCGGTAAAAAGAAGAGACATGGGTATTGCAGGAAGGAAACATATGGAATATGTGTTTGATAAGAAGAAAGTTGTGGAAACTACAATTTTATCACTAGCTGATGATAAATCAAAGCATCGTTGATTAAATGTATACTGAAGGAATGTTACACCAACAATATGTGATAAAGAATAAAAGAATACCATGAAAAAATGTATCCCAAACACGGAATAATGATTATTTAATGTTATGAAGGTGATAAAAATGGATAGAATGAAATTGAAATACATAGTTAAATACGCCAAACCTTTATATAGAGTATACAATCTGCTTGGAAATGCTTGTATATTCATATTGAAATTTTTTGTGAAAACAGATGAAAGACTAATTCTATTTATCAGCTTTGGAGGAAAGAAATATGATGATAGACGGATAATACGAGTTAAAGGCCAAAAGAGCAAGGATATTAGCACTATGATACTCATTGAGGCATTACAAGATAGACTTGCTAATAGTAAACAAGAGATTATCGAAGACAATGGTTATACTGTGATTGTTGATAAAACAGATGGAATTAACATGATTCCAGAGTATAGGTTTTTATTAGCAATAATTGAACATATGGATTTATCAGGATTAGATACAAGAGATGATAATTTATCGTATGTCTCTACTAAAAAAGAGTTTAGCTATCCTACATTAGAATACATTAGAATCGCTATGTCGATATTAGTTCAGAATGGCTTAGATATTGTTGTATATAAAGGAAATAAAGGATATAGATTTTGCGACTACCAACGTTCTTTTTGGAATAAACGAATTTCAGAATCATCTATTTCCGAGTAATCCAACAAGAAAACGATAGCTTTTACCCCAACAAAAAATGCACCCCCTGTTCAATCAGAGGGTGCATTGTATCAAAATTGGAATCTTTAGCCATAACGCCCCAATAAAATGGGCCTTGGCATTGACACCGACAAGATGGATATTACTTTATTTGAAAAGGTGGAATAATAATTGCTGAATGAACACGAAAGATAATCATTTCTTTATGTGTGGAATAATAAGATTTACAAGCACCAAACAAGCAGTCTCTGTTCTCCTATTGTATTGAGTTCGCTTTTAATACAAAATTAACAAATGAAGCTCCGTCGGGATCTGACCACTTATTTTGAGCAGCCATATTCTGCTTTCAACGTAGAATAGCGCTCTTCCAACCACTTGTTTACCACTTATTTGTACCAAAAGCTGCCAAAAATCACTTGAAGCTGCTAAAAGCGAAATCGTAAAATACCGCAAAATACAGCCATTTTCGCAACTTAGCAAAAATCA